CCATTCACTATCACATCACGTCCTTCAAACAATTTCGGAGGGATAAATTATGCGGCACTCAATAAGGATGATGGTAGTAGAGATAGATTCGTAAGTAGGTTCGAAGGAGGTAAGTTGGTACAATTCGATTACGATGCGTATCACCCACGTATCATTGGTAAGATGGTAGGTGAACCAATCCCAACAGATGTGAGTGGACACCAAGCACTTGCCGATATGTATGGGGTATCTTATGATGAATCAAAAGGAATCACATTCCGCCAATTGTATGGTGGGGTGCAAGAGGAATACCGAAGTATTCCACTTTTCGGGAAAGTTTCACACAAAATTGATTTGATGTGGATGGAGTTCAATCGAAATGGATTTATCAAAACTCCAATGGGTAGGGTACTATCTAAATCCAACCTAAAGGATATGAATGCTAACAAACTATTCAACTACCTACTACAAGCAACGGAAACGGAGTTGAATATGAAGATACTTTCAAAAGTGGTTGAATATTTAAGTGGTATGAAATCGAAAATGGTGTTATACACATATGATTCATACTTATTAGATATACATCCCGAAGAAATGAGTATTTTACAAAATTTAAAGATACTTATAGAAGGGAATGGATTCCCCACAAAAATGGAAATAGGCGATAGGTATTCTGAAATGGAATCTACGAATATTGAAACAATGGATATGATATGAATGAATTTCTTAATGAACTAATCGATTTATGGTGGATAGAGTGTCGTGGTGAACTTGCAAAAAATCCATTATCTGAAAAATCGATTAAAGGACTTAAAAAGGTATTAAGAGAAAAATATGATTTCGATTCTGATGTAATCGAATACATTATAGAAAGTACTGTCAAAACACCTACAAACTTTCATTTAGGTGGTGATAGAACATCAGGTATTGTTGTAGGTAGAAATGATACTGCGGTATCAGCACATCTGCACGGCGATGGTGATGACGATGATGAACCTGGTTATGTTTGGGAAGAAGAGGATGAATCTGAAGAAGAACGTCCTGAGACTGGTGATGATAAAGAGAAAGCTGAAAAAGATATTCAAAGAAACGCACTAACTGCATTGGAAAAAGAGAAAATGCAGGAGGTTATTGAAGGGTTGGGGGTTCTCCTATCGGAAGCATCAATTTTTGATTCTAAGTATTCAGTAGGTGATAGATTTTTACCTTTGAAGGCTACGGCGGAATTATTCTCTAAGGGATTACCTTCTGGTGAGAAGAATCCAAAAGGCCCGTTTACTAAAATGGGTGAAATGGATGATGCGGTAGAAGTTAACATTGGTTCAGGTCCAACTGTTTATGTATCCGCAGATGATACAAAGAAAACATATAAGATTACCGCATCCGCAAACCAATTCCGTTCTCTATTTGGTAAGATGAGAAAGGGTGCATCCCCTAACAACATTAATTGGAACACCGAAGTATTAGAAACTGCGGCGTGTATGGGATTGTTCGTAAATGGTATCTCAATATTAGATACACTAAGTTCAGCTAAAACTGCAGATGAACTTCCAAAGGTTGTAGCCAAAGTAAAAGATAAAGTTGTAAAAGCATTGGGGAGTAGTGGTGATTATGCTAATGCTGGTGAAATTAGTAAGAAGTTAGATAATATGCCATTGGGTGATTGGATTCTATTGGGTCAGTTAATGGCAGGTATGACTAAATTTACTGATGATATACTATCGTTTAAACCATACCTAATCCATAAGAGTATCAAAGCATATTATACTGCAACCGAACGTTCCGATTTGGTCGATGGTGTTAAGGAAAATACAACCGATGCTGTTGTATCAAATGTGCCTGGTCCAGAATTGATAGCAAACTTAGAAAAGGGAATGCCTGTTGAGTATGATGGAAAGGGTGTTTGTACAATCAAAGGAACGAAGATTAAGTTTATTCAGATATCACTTAAAAAAGGTAAGGATTCAGCTCAGTTGGGTAAAATCTATTCATACCTAAAAGATAAGTATGGATTGTTGAGTAACAATGATGTATTAGACCTTGCGATTAACGAAGGGTTTAGTGATTTCGTTAAAAGAGGTATGGGTTTTATCAGAAACATTGGTACGGACTTCCTATCTAAGTTAAAGCAAGCTGGTGATATGATGCTTTCTATGGGAAAGAAGATATACTCATCACTAACAAAAGCACCAACTAAGCAGGTTAATGATTTGGAAAAACAATTACAACGTGCTGGTATGACGGGTACAATCAAAGAGGGTATCCTATTGGGTGAAGGTAAAGCATCAATGTGGGAATCTTTTGAAGAGATATCCAAAGACCAGAAATTGTTAGATGTTATTGTGAAAAACACAAACAATGAATTTACCAAACTAAAGAAGGCAGCAGATAAAAACCCTGCGTTTTACTATGCTGGGTATAAGGATTTGAAGATAAAAGCACCTGTAACTAAGGATAATGTTGCAAAGTTGATTACCAACTTCCAATCAGCAATTGTTCTACAGAATATGATGGGTGATTTGAATGCAGATGCGGGTAAGTTGTATTCACAAATGGTATCCTTAGAAAAGGAAATGGTATATGGTAAAACTACATTACCATTGTATAAGGTATATGGCTTAAGTAAAGATGGCCGTGGTACTGCATATGAACCATATCCTGGCTCAGAGAGTTATGTTGAGGAGAAAATGAATAAAGACCTATCTGATGTGGTAGTGTTCTATCTATATAGTTCTGACCAAAAAACTTATTTCACCTTGAGAGCATATGGTTTATCGGGAATCAACGAAAAGGGTGATTTCAAATATTCACAATTCAGAATGGGTACTAATGATAGCGGTAAGTATAGCTATAACTTCGAAGGCGTGAAAGAGTTACCTCTTGGTAAGGTTAAGCAGTCTCTTGGAATCAAATAAATAAGGGGAATGGGTGAGAACGCAATTACTATGTACGTTTACAACAGAACTTACATTTGAAGATTTGTTAAATGAGATTTTCGAATCGTATGAATTGTTTAGTCGTAAGATTTTTATTCTGAAGTTAGAGCCATCAAAGGAATTGGTGGTTAGTTATAATATAGTGCCGAATAGAGATAATAGATTCCTACCAAATAGTATTATGGTACATCGCAAGAAAGAATCAAACACTATGTACACCATTAACGCTCTGAACCGATTGATTAAAGAACTTAATGGTGGGGTAGAGGATAAAACCTATCAGGTAAATTGGCAGGATTATCGTAACTCATTGATTCTTACAGATGGTGATGGGTATAAGGTAATGGGAACAAAATTGTTCCGAATAGTTGATGTTAAATAAAACTTTTTGATATTTATACTTGGAAGTTTGAAAAAACTTTCGTATATTTGTAACCATATCAACACATGGGAGTAAATGAGTGTTGAAAATAAAAATTGAAATATATTTGGAAGTTTGAAAAAACTTTCGTATATTTGTATAATAAATGTTTAACTAATTAAAAAATGGAGTAATTATGGCAATCGATTTAGATGCAATCCGAAACCGTCTGGACAGTCTGCAGACAAAAGTAAAAAAGACTGACAATTTGTGGAAGCCGAAGCCCGGCAAGCAGCAGGTACGAATCGTACCTTATGTACACAATCAATCAAACCCTTTTATCGAATTGTTTTTCCACTATGGATTTGGTGGTAAGAACATTCTATCACCCCAAACCTTTGGTGAGGCAGACCCGCTTATGGAGTTCGCTGACCAATTGAAGGCAACGGGAGATAGAAACGATTGGAATCTTTCCAAACAACTTACACCTAAGATGAGAACGTATGTTCCTGTCATTGTAAGAGGTGAGGAATCTGAGGGTGTTAAGTTTTGGGGATTCGGTAAGACCGTATACCAGGAATTGTTGGCATTCTTCGCTGACCCTGATTATGGTGATTTGACCGACCCGACTAGTGGTAGAGATATCACTGTAGAGTTCAAAACCGCTAAAGAGTTGGGTAAGAACTATCCTGAAACGTACATCCGTGTTAAACCAAACCAAACTCCTATCACAGAGGATAAGAATGTTTTGGAATTGGTTAAAGACCAGATTGAACTTCCAACGATGTTCAAAAAGTACTCTTACGATGAGATGAAAGGTTTGTTGGAGAAGTGGTTGGAAACTGGGCAGTTAGGTGATTCTGAGGAAGAGGAAACTCAACCAACCCAATCAACCGATTCACCATTCAAAGATGATGAACCAGCGGCAGTATCAAACGCAACTACTGCTGATGTAAAAGACGCATTTGAAGATTTATTTAACAATTAATAAGCTACAATATGTCCAAAACGAATCGTGATGAATTGAGTTCAATTCTGGCCGATAATCTTAACAAAAAGTTCAAAGGACAACAGAAGGTAGCTTACTTCTTAGATGGCTCCGAACAGACACCCACCGACCTTACTGAGTGGGTGTCTACAGGAGATGACATGCTAGACTTGGCTATCTCAAACCGACCAAATGGTGGGTTTCCTGTAGGAAGAATTGTTGAGGTTACAGGTCTTGAGGCGAGTGGTAAATCTCTACTATCAGCACATACATTGGCTAACACTCAAAAGAAGGGTGGGTTGGCTGTGTACATTGATACAGAGAACGCAATTAACCAAGAATTCTTAGAAGCACTGGGGGTAGATACTCAGAAGTTACTTTATGTACCTTTGGAGACTGTTGAAGATATCTTTGATGCTATGGATTCTATTATCGAATCTATCCGAAAATCTGATAAGGATAGGTTGGTAACTATCGTAGTTGATTCAGTAGCAGCAGCAACCACTAAGGTGGAACTATCTGCTGATTACGACCAAGCAGGTTACGCTACACAAAAAGCAATTATTATTTCAAAGGCAATGAGAAAGATTACAAATCTCATTGGTAGAGAGCGAATTTTGGTAGTATTTACTAATCAGTTACGAGTTAGAATGGGTGTATCATTTGGCGACCCTTACACTACATCGGGTGGTAAAGCATTAGGTTTCCACGCATCGTGTAGATTGAGAATGAAACAAATGGGTAAGCTCAATTCTAAAGTGGGTGGTGTTGACCAGACAGTTGGTATCAAAACCAGAGTTCAGGTCATTAAGAACCGAATGGGACCACCACTCAGAGCAGTTGATTTTGAAATCTACTTTGATAGAGGTATCG